CTGTTTGACAGCTTTAGTAGCGGTTTAAAGGAGAAAATCCAGAAGTCACCAGAGTGGCAGGCACGAGGCGGAAAAAGCGCTCCAGCGCCCTCTAAAGCCCCTTCTAATGGCTTTGACGATATGGACGACGACATCCCCTTCTGACCATGAGGCTCATGCGCAATCAGAATGCGTCGCACATTGATTTTTTTCAGTTCAAAGGGCTGATTGAAACCAACCCCAAGGCGACGCCCTGCGACATTGACATGATTTTTGAGCGCAAGTGCAAATTCTTTGTCGGTGAGTGGAAGCGGGAAGGTGAAAGCATTAGCCAAGGACAGGGGTTGCTACTGCGCAATCTGGCAAGGCAACCCCAGTTCACGGTCGTCATCATCCAAGGCAACACAGATGGTGACATGGTGGTCGAGAGGTTTGAGCAACTTTGTTCAGACGGTCGTTTCAGGGTGCGGGGCAAATCTGTTGATGACCTCAAAAAGTTTGTCACGCGCTGGTACAACTGGGCAGACGCCCAAGAATTTCAATGAGGAACAAATGTCACTAACAACCCCAGCAATACGCGCAAGCGAATCGAATCACTGGTACACCCGCGATGGCGTGCCACAGTACACCGTGGAAGCCAAGAAGGGCGGACAGCGTGCTACTACTCTGCGTGATGCGCGAACCATGAACTTGGTTCCAAGTGTCACTACAATATTGAGCGTCGCGGCGAAACCCGCGCTGACAGCTTGGCTTCAGCAACAGGTACTACTCGCCGCGCTTACCCTCCCACGTCGCCCAGACGAGCCTGAAAAAGAATACGTTGAGCGAATCATCAGCGACTCCAAAGAGCAGGGTCGGTCTGCGGCGGATGCGGGAACTGACATCCATGCATCAATACAAGGCTTTTATGAAAACAACCCGACAGGCAAGCACCACGAGAGTGTTCAAGCCTGCGACCTCGCAATCACCAAACACTTCGGTCAACAACGATGGGTCTCTGAACGCTCATTTGCACATGACCTCGGTTTTGGCGGTAAGTGCGATTTATTTTCTGGGGACGGAGAAGGCATCGTTGCTGACATCAAAACCAAAGAGTTCTCTGACCCCGCAAAGGTCGATGGATACGATGAACACCTCATGCAACTCTCAGCTTACCGAGTTGGTTTAGGCATCCCCAAGGCACGCTGTGCAAACGTCTTTGTCTCCCGTAGCGTTCCTGACCTTGTCGTGGTGCGCGAGTGGAGTGCAGAAGACCTTGACCGTGGCTGGGAAATGTTTGTAAACCTTTTACAATTTTGGCAACTTAAAAACTCTCACAAGTAAGGATTGAAAATGTTAAGCGAAGAAACAGTTAAACAAATCTTCTTCCAAAGCGACCGACCCCGCAAAGACCCATTGCTGGCAGACGAGGTAGACATAACCCAATTTGCCCACAACATTGAGTTATATGTGGCAATGGAGTACGCCCGTAAGGAACACGCTCGTTGCGTAGAAATTGTCAAAGAGATGAACCGCGCAGTTGGTGAGGCTTTAGAGAATCAACGACCAGCATAAAAAAAAGCCCCCCGATTAAGGGGGGCAAAGAAGGAGAGCGGCAACTGCTCCTCGAAACTTATTGTGCTGGGGGTTCTTGGGTGAGGCGTTTGTAAATATCTCGTCCAGCCATACCTAACGCTCCAAGCGTTCCAGCTTTCTTCAAACCAGATAGTTTTGGATTGACTGGGGGTGCTAATGAGGCTGTCGCAGAAAGCGCACCTAAAGTCTGCAAAACGGCTTCACTAGTATCGCCAGCTTTATAGCGCTCCAACGCTTCTTGAACGCTCATCACACCGTAATAGCCAGCGGCTCCACCAGCAACTGTACGACCAACAGTTTTTCCTTTGTTTAAAAGGTCTTGTGGGGTCGTGGGTTGATTTTGCGCTTTTAGTTTGGCTTTGTATCTAGCCAACTCAGCGGCTTGCTCTGACGTAGTCACTGCCTTCTTTAAAGGCTTTACGTCTCTCACTTGACCAGCAAGGGCGTTAAGTTGCGAACCCTGCAATGCACGCTCTTTGCTGATACGGTCTAACTCAGCTTGAAGACGTAAGCGTTCTTGCTCTTGCTGTTGCTCAAAGATTGCTTGCTGGTTTTGACTTGCTTCAACGCGCTGTTGGATTTCAGCGTTCTTGGGGTCAGCGAGTTCGTCGGGAAGGTACAACTCGCCCGGCCCTTTTTCACCCGTAAGTTTAAAACCAGACACAAGACCCAAGTCAGCGGCTTTTTGTTTGCCTTGATTGAAAACGTCAATAATGTCGTGAGCGCCCTTGCCATGCCCCTCTCCACGAGTCATGTCAATTGCTTGGCTTGCTAAGTTGTAAGGAACTCGCTCACTTGCCATCGCTTGTACGGTGTTGTACGGCGCTCCAGCACCAGTAATTTTGCGTGCCTCAATCTCTAACTGCTCTTGCGGAGTTGGCGCGGGTGGTGGCGATGCAGGAGGGAGTGACTTTAATTGCATCTCCTTTAACTTTTGCTCGTTCTTGATTCTTTCAAGTTCGCCTTGGCTTATGTCATAAGATTTTTGAATGTCTTCAAAACCCATTGGAGCGGCGTCTCGTAACGCTAGACGGTCTAACCGCAATTTTTCCTCAGCGGCTAAACTAGCAATCTCCGCTGGAGTCAAAGGTGGCTTGACAAATTTAGCGCCACCCACGTTTGCCACAGCGCCAGCCAAAGCGCCATATGTTGGGTCAACCTCATTGGCTAAAGCACTTGCTTTTTCAAGCAAAGTTGTTGGTTCTTTGTTTTCTTCTTTTTTTTCTTTAGCTTCTGTAGCCTCACGCGCTTTATCAGCTAAAGGAACACCAACAGCAAATGGATTATTAGGGTCGGCTTTTGATGCATCTTGACTTGCCTGCGGTAGACCCTGACCGCTTTCAAATGACGTAATAAAGTCGGCAATCTTTTCTGCTGAACCTTCTGGAAAGGGGTCTTTTGTACTTTTTAAACCAAGATGCTCCGCCATACCAACTTTGTAGTTGTCTCGCGCATCTTCTGGATTTTCTGCGCCTGCTGGAGCATACTTGTCAATAAAAGATTGAGGGGTGTTAATCCCTCTCTTTTGCTTGATTTGAATGTCTTGAATCAACGCATTGCGACCAGCCTCTTTTGTTGCAAAAACAGCAAAGCCTCGGTCATCAACTCCAATTTGACCTTTGTAAGTGAAACCGATGGGTTTTAAATTACCGGGGTTGTTGTTGTAATCAGCAACTGTTGACATGGTCATTCTTTCTCAAAAGAGCCGTCAGGCATTTTCTTCCAACCCTTTGGTGGTTTGCGTTCAGCGCCAGATTGTCCTGAAGATTGACCAGTAGGTGCTGGAGCCTTTGGTGATGTCCGCAACGTGTCCGCATTTTTCTCACGCATATCGTTGAGCGTGCGAACATAGTTTTTCTGAAGTTCTCTGAACTCTGGATTGTTGTTTTGGAAGTATGTGAACGACCTGTTTGGATTGTCATCTTGGAACTTAGACCACAACTCCGCGGCGCGTGCATCGTAACGCGCACGCTGAATCATCGCCTCTGACTTGAGTGCCAACACTTTGGCTGAGTCGGTTGGGAGTATGCCGATGGCGGCGTACAACTGACCCTCCGCCCTGTCTGTTGCGCCCTCGCCCGGTGTTCTTGCCATTCTGCGCATCTCTGCCGTAATTGCAGATTGCTTTTGTTGGAACAACTGCAACGCGGCAATGTCGTCCTTGGTCAACTGGTATTCTTTGTTTCCCTGTAGCGCAACGCGGACAGGCAAATTCAAAGCCACCGTCATTGGCCCCGCCGTCACCGACGCACCCTGCTCAACTGCACGCAACACAGCGTCTCTAACCGTTGCGTTTTGCATCAGATTAAACGCCTTGGCATTTGAGTCTGTAAGACTCAATACATCAGTAGCAAGACTCTCCATGTTGATAGAGTTTCTACCACGGTCAAGAACCATGTTTCCAGCATCCTCAGATGCTTTGGCGCGAACTCTTTGTCTCTCAGTCATTGCTTCTTTTTCTGCGTCTATCTCTGATTGAGATTTAGAACGAGGAATTGGAGCAGGCGCTTCACCTTCTTTTGCAGGCTTATATTCACTAAGTTGATTACCTTCCAACCAACCTTTTTTCTTGTAATATCTAAGCAAGATTTGCTCGTCGTTGGCGTCCTCAGCTTCTTTAATTTTTGCTTGGTATTCTGCGTATTCAGTTCTATCCATCTCGCGTTCAGTTAAGCCACCAAGAGGTTTGACTTTACGAGTCGTACCTTGAAACTTTTCGCGCTCAAGAGTAGCTGTATCTTCTTTCAACTGAGTTTCGCGGATTGCCTTTAGTATTTCTGGCAATTTAGGGTCAATATTTTTAGACATCAATATTGTTTCGTCGTCAATCACGATGCGACCCGCTTTAGCCGCATCTACGACTTGGTCGGCTGTTGGAGGGCGAACTGAAGCGGAGGTAAGGTCTACTGGGGAGGCTGTGCCTTGGATTCTTGGCGCTCCAGTTGGCGTGGTAACAGCACCAGACGCAGGTGGAGGAGCGGTATTACGTCCCCGATTTACCAAAGCACCCAAGAATCTGTCACTACCCATTTGCCTGCGAAGTTCTTGTTCCTTTGCAAGCAGTTCCATTTCCATCTTTTGGTTTTCTTTTTCAAAGACTGCCTCGCGGTCTGCGGCGACGCCAGCCCCCTCCGCGGCGTACCCCAAGGACTCACCAAAAGAACCCGTCTTAGTGGGTTTTAGGAAACCTGCGGCGGTCTGCATCAAGACAGGGTCAAACCTTCTACTCTTTCGGTCATCCAAACTTGCACGCATACGCGCCAAAGCAATGTTGAGAGCCTCGCGTTGGTCTTCGAGTTCGTCAGAAACAAAATTCTTTAGAGGGTTTGGTGTTGCTATCTTTTCTAAATTGTTGGCTTGCGCCGCGCTCACATCAAACTTCCCCCCAGCCTGAACTGGTACAGGAGGTTTTTGTTGAGCGACGGAGGCTTGATTCAAACCGCCTTGTGCTGGTTGTGCAGTTGCCATCATTTACCCCACTAAGTAGCCATCGGCATCGTAAAAATTACCTTTGCCATCGTGATATTCTGCGCCAGAAGGAGCCATTCCGCCATCAGCAAGACGCACCCCGCCACCGTTTGCTTTTTTGATTGCGCCACCTTTGGCGCTTTTTATAGAAGCAATCTGTTTTTGAAGAAGTTGATTTTGCAAATCTTGAGTTGCAGATTGCTGGGGAAACAAAGAAGCAACCAAAGAACCCAAGCCAGCAATTTGAGACAGCGGACTGTTGGAGTAACCCTCTGAGCCAACTTGTTGCGTGGTTGTACCCATAGGCATTTGATAACCTTGAAGCAACTTGGCAAACTGTTGAGTTTGAGCCATTGGGTAGTCAAGCAACTTCTGACCTTGTGCCTGCTGTTGAGCGCCGTAGTCAGACATGGTCTTCAGACCAGCCAGACCCATACCCTGTTGGGCTTGACCTAAGTTCTCAAAGGCTTGACCAGCACTCAGTGCGCGAGACAAATCAGTTTGAGCCTGCGTTCCAGCGGTCGTGTAGCCTTGCTGAAGCGCTTGCATTTGCTTGCCAAGCAAATCCGCTTGGATGTCACGCAAAGCGTTGCCAGTGGCTTGAGACTGACGACGTGAACCAAACTGACCAGAGCCAACCGCCGCCGCGCCAAGGTTTGGCAAAATGTTTTCTTGAATGTTACGCTGAGTCAGTCGACCCATCTCATCCACCACAGCGGACTGATAGGGGTTCATGTAGTCAGCAATGACGTCAGGAACGGTTGTAACGCCTGCCTCGCCCAATAATTGGGATGATGCACCCATAGACCCAGCGCCAGCAAACGCAACGTCTGGAACCATCTGAAAGGCTTGCTGTTGCAAAGGACTGAAGCCAGCAATACCGCCCTGCTGGACAGCGTTCTGACCTAAGTTGGCAATGTCTTGCAGGTAGTTCGTGTAAAACTCTGGAGCCGACTGTTGGGCTTCCGTCGTCTTGGTAATCGCGGGTAGTGGGTCACCCTGAAATAAGCCAGCCATTATCTTGCTCCTTTGAGATACGAGGTCAACGCCTTGGTTTTAGGTGGAATCTTGTTGACAGGGGCAGAGCGCTTGTGAGCGCGGATACCCTCGCGGAACTTATCCAAAGCCTGTGCGCCAGCCTTAGTTGAGCCGTTGCCAATTTGCGCTACGGTCTCAGCGTCAATTACATATTCACCATCCGCCAGCATAGCTGGAATGTCATCAGACTGTCCATCGCCTGCGCCATGCACAGCCGCGCCCTTGCGGAAATCCATGCGGCCTTGAGTCAATGGCACGTTAGAAACGTGGGGCAAGCCACCCTTACGCATAGGAGGAGGCATACCCTGCTGTTGAGGCATCATGCCCTGCTGGGGCATACCTTGCGGAGCCTGCTGTGCCATTTGAGGTGGCATCTGTTGTGGCAACCCTTGCTGTTGCATTTGCTGGGCAGGCTTTTGCTGACCAACTTGAGGCATCATCTCAGGCGGGTTCATTGGGGGTTGCGGACGCATCCCCAAGTTTGCCAAGATGTCAGCGGGTTGACCAAAGGTGTAGTAAGAGGCTACAGGCGTTGACATGGAAGACAAGCCACCAGAAGCCATTTCTGGAACTTCTTCTTCTTCTGCGGGAACTTCTTCGTAGCCGTAATCGCCTTCACGCACGGGGTTGTAGCCCGGTGCATTCAAATTGCGCAACAACTCTTCGTTTGGTGTGTAGTCGTCCGCATCCGTACCGTACTGGTCGTAGCCCACAAAGTTTGTTGGGCCAATCCCAAAGTCGGTCGTGCGTGGGTTGATGAGACCAACCTGCGACATATCCACGCCTTGGTTCTGAGCGCCGCTACCACCACCCGTAAAGTCACTGCCAAGCAACGAGGCAACCAAAGCGCCAGCACCAGCCGCGCCTGCGGTTGTGCCTAATGCATTAGTCAATGTCGACAAAAAGTCAGAGTCAAGAAAACTTGTTGGAGCATTAGGAATGTCTGGCGCACGATAGAAGACGCCGTTTTTAAAGACATTTCCTTCTGCGTCAGTTTGGTAGACGTCTTTTTTGGTGTTAGTAGCTCCACTGCCTACGTTAGAAATTGCGGTAGGGTTTACGGTTAGTGAGCGCGTTGTTGGGTTGGTAGTGTACAAAGGCTCGTTGGTCTCCATGTCATAGGTTTGATTTCCTATGGTGTAAGTACCATCGCCGTTGTCTGTTGCAATGTCAACGCCACTTTCGCTATCTGCGTACAACGGCATATCTGTTTCGATGTCGTAGGTTATGCCATCCATCGTGTACGTTCCATCTTCGTTGTCCACATAACCGCTTATAGCGGATGGCTCAACGTAAATGATTTCGCCGTCGTCATTCATGCTGTACAGAGGGTCACCAGTCTCCATATCAAAGACGTCGTTGTCTATTGTGAATGTGCCGTCGTTGTTGTCTACAGCGCCATAGGGCATATACGCCACTCCGCCATCTTCAAAACGAGGAACTCCGCCGTTTTTCATCATAGTAGTCAAGCCCCCACTTTTGAAATCGTAGTATTCGTCACCGTCATCTTCAAAAGTTGAATATCGCTCGTCTGGCTCGTACACAAATTCTTCTTCTGGGTAAGTATCAAATAGACCATAGTCTTCTTCAACAATGTCTTCTGGCACTTCTGCGGCGCGGTACAAATCGTATTCACCATCGTCATTCAAGATGTAAGTGTTGCCACTATCATCTTCGTAATATTGTTCTTCTTCTTCTACTGGAGAAGTGCCAAATAAGCCAGCATCCTCTGCGGAAATATCCTCATCTACTTCAGCGGCACGATATAAGTCGTAGCTACCATCGTCGTTCATTGTGTAAATGTTGCCACTGTCGTCTTCATAATATTGCTCTTCAGAAGAACCATCGTCTCCTTCGCCAACAACATTTGTTTCTCCACCTCCACCGCTATCGCTACCAGCAACGGTAATATTTCCATCAGCATCAGTGGTGTACAAAACAGAGTCATTGTCCATGCTGTAGGTTGTGTTGCCAATGGTGTACGTCCCGTCGTTGTTGTCCGTCACAACATCCACACCACCTTCCGCGTTTTCGCGGTACAGAGGCATACCCGTCTGCATATCAAAAGTTGTACCGTCAGACGTATATGTTCCATCCCCGTTGTCAATAGACCCTTCAGGCAAACCCAAAGATTCATCAGCAAGTGTGCCTTTGTACGCCTCGTCCGCAGTAATCAGGCTACCACCGCCAGCAGGCGGTTTCACCACGCTGGTAGGTGGTGTTTTTGTACCGCCAGCAGGAGGCGTCTTTGTGCCACCAGCAGGTGGCGTTTTTGTTCCGCCAGCGGGGGATTTAGGTGTACCAGTGACGGGCGCTTTGGGGGTTCCAGTAATAGGTGCTTTGGGTGTTCCAGTAATAGGCGCTTTAGGTACTGTTGTGCCAGTGCCAGACTTAATAACAGGCTTGCCCGTAATCTTGTCAATGATAAGTTTTGTGCCAGCGCCAATTGCCGCGCCCGTAAGCGCGTTTACCACCTTATTGGTGGTGGAGTTTGTGTTTGTCTTTGGAGTCGTAACAGTTGGTTTTTTTACAACCGATGTAATAGGTGTTTTTGTTGTCGGAGTCGTTGGCGTCTTTGTTGTAATGGAAGGCTTGGTTGTTGTTGTTGGTTTTGTCGTAATTGAAGGTTTGGTTGTGGTTGTTGGTTTTGTGGTGACCGCAGGCTTAGTCGTAACCGATGGCTTTGTGGTTATTGGTTTTGTAGTTACGGATGGTTTTGAAGTTATGGCTGGTTTTGTTGTTACAGGCTTAGTTGTAGACGTCAGCGTTGGCTTTGTTGTTTCCCCTGTTGACAAAGTTGGTCTATTGGTTGGTGCAAAAGAGCCATCAGTTGAAGTCAGTGAATCAGAAGTGCGACCAGTCAATGAAGGACGGTCATTAAGGTCTCGAATAACACTGTCCAACGGTGCGCGGTCAAGACCCCTTGCCTCTGGGAGTTGTTTGCTTGATGTGCGTTTTTTTAGAATAGCCATGTCTTATCCTGTCTTCTTAACCAATGAAGTCAAACCTGCAATATTGCTTACAGGAGTTAAGTTTGCGTTGCCTGCCAAAGTTTTTGGAGGGCTAGCTTTTAATGGTTTTCCAACAAACGGCGCTTTTTGAATTGGAATCAACTTTGCCACATCCATTCGAGGAGGTGGTGGCGTTACGGGTTTCTTGGTCATCAGCTTTGGACTAGCCAACTGCAAGCCTCCAGCGGGTCGCGTAGGGCGGTTTGTTGGGCGTTTTGGCTGAGTCAGTGTCTGCTTAATTAAATTACCAACGGTCGCAACCACTGGCTTTGTAAAGTCAGTTGGCTTGAGGTTTAAAGACGGAGACATTTTGTCCACAGCAGTTTGTGATGCAACCGCATTCAAACCACCCGTGGGTTGCTCTTCTGTTTTGTCTTGCGTTAAATTGTTAGACAGCAAATCCTGAGCAATTGGCGCTTCAGACACAACCGCAGGGGTGGTAGTGTCTAAATCAACTATTGGAGTTGTCTCAGCCAAAACATTTAAGCCACCTACAGGTTCTGTTGAAACATCAGGAGAAGTATCTTCTGGCAGAGAATCAGCAATGTTAATTACGCTCTCAGGAAGGTTGGTGGCTTCAGCTAAAACACTGTCGCTAGATACTGGTGTCTCTGCAACAGTCGTGTCAGCAAAATCATAAATGGTTTCAGCTTTAGGCGCTTCAGCCAACTGCGTTTCTGGCAGGACGGAAATGTTAGATGTTGCTGTTTCGCCAGTGTAAGAAGAAGATGTATTGTTGACGTTGCTTGTATCTTGGGGTTCAGCAAATACGCTTGCAACATCAAATGTTCCTGCGTCGTTATCTACACCTATATCAGATATTTTGACTTCAGTAACAAGGTCGTTAGGAATGCCTGCGCCGACAACGGTAGTGTCAACCTTTTTGTCGTCATTGCTTGTTTCGTTCCAACCAGTCGCGGCGGTGTTAAATTGTTCGTCAATTGTTTTATTGACTTCACGCATTCCATAGTCAACGCCAGAACCAATTGCGCTGTTGGTAAATGAAGTAGCAAAGTCACCTCGACCAGTTACCTCAGAAGTTACGCCAGCGGTGACCGCTCTTACACCAGCGTTGAATAAGGAATTGGCATCACGCAAATCAAAGCCACTATCCATAGCAAACTCAACAATGTCTGGTTTGACGTAACTGGCAACTTCTCCAACGCCACCAGCAACCAGTCCGCCAGTAAAACCTCCAGCAAAACCATCTTCAAAATCACCGCCCCTCACTTCGGCAATAGTTCCGTTGACCAAACCTTTGGTGATTGAGTCGCTGGCAATTTCAGCAAATGTTTCGTTTACTCCTGCCTCAATAAATGTTGAGGACACAGTAGACGAAATGGAGTTAGTAATACCAGCACCAGCAGAAGAGCCAAGATACGAAGTACCCATTGATAAGGCAATGTCTTCAAGGTCACCTCCGCGTGCGGCGGTAACAACACCTGACGTGATATAAGGGGGGATACCAAAAGAAGCCCCAGCAACAGCAAGCAAAACAGGAAGCGGGTCGTCAAGAACTGCCTGAACAACGTCGCCAACCTTTTCAACAGCATCGCCAACAAATTCAACAACGTCCTCAACAGCGTCACCAACAGCCTCAAAGACGTCGCCAACAAAGTCAAAAGTGTCTTCAACAAAGTCTGCTACTGCTCCCATAATTATTCCCTTTCAGCCCGTTTTGGCCCAAGTTTCACCGTAACGCGGAAACCTGTTTTGGTTCGTTCTGCGCGGTAACCCATGCCTTCTTGCGGAGGGTTGCGTGAAATGGCTTTAAAAATGTTGAAAATTGTTGGGTCTTCAAACTCGCTTACAAGTGTGTCAAACCCCATCTTGTACGCGGCTTGAATAAAAGTGTAAGAGTTCTCTAAGTAGTTACGGGCGGTGTCGGCGTTTAATGCGCGGAAAATTCCAGTGCGACCTTCTGCAACATGGATGATAAAAAGAGTGTTACCTTCGCGAAAGATGGATGTGCCGGGCATATTCATCTCTTTCACCATCGCCGCGTAAACCGAGGAGGCTGGGTGAGGTGACTTGGTCTCCTGAGCGGCAATCATCATGATTGCCTCTACGCCCAGTTCTTTTTCCTTGCTGTCAACTAACATCACATCCCCTTAAAAATTGCGGCGGAGTAGATGTTTCCCATTCCTGCCGCCAGACTCATTATCAAGCCATCAGGCGAAGTTGTCGATTCCGAAAGGAATACCGAATCGCTTTCTGTTCGGTTCTCAATCGCAGGGACAAATCCAGCTTTGATGTCTTGCAGTAAAAGTAGCGTTTCAAGAAGTCCACTGCTACCCATCGTATGACCAATTTTCTGCTTATACGAGGTTGCAACGAAGTCTTGTAGCGTTTGGGTCAAGGCGTTTTTTTCAGCCTTGTTGTTGGACGCTGTTCCAGTTCCGTGGGTTTTGACTATTTTAATCTTATCTGGGGATATATTGCCATAGTGCATTGCACCAGCCATAGCTTTAGTAAAGCCTTCCCCATCCTCACACTGCCCGATGGCGTTTGTAGAGCGCTCAGAGGCGCTGTAAGCCCCAACCAGACGGGCATGGGGCATGATGTGTTGCTTGACAACAGCCTGACGGGATTCAAATACAGCCAAAGCCGCTCCCTGACCAATACGAAACCCAAAGTTAACCGAATCGAAAGCGGATGGCTTGATGCCCTCCTCCTCTTGTTTTTCAGTCAAAACAGCCTTGGAGTCGCCAAAAAACTCCAGCACAGCATTTGATACTCCGTCCTCAACCGTTAGAACAATGACGCGGTCAAAATCGTAAAACTGAATAAGGTTTTGCACATCCATCATTACCTTGAGGCTAGATGCGCAGGCAGAAGCGTCGGTGGTAACCATATCCATATCACCGAAGGACTGGGCAATCCTGCCAGCATAGACTTGCGTCAACGTGAATGGCAAGAACTTGTAGGTATAGGTCAGGCGAGAGTCATACGGGCGCTGTCCAATGCCTGCAAAGTGTGCGTTGCCACCAGCAAGGATAAATGCTGTCTTGCCTACGGGGTTCTCGCGCAAGTGGGTAAGTAACTCAGGGTCAAGGACTTTCTCCGCCAGCTTGTGGGGGACGTAGACCAGACCAGACTTTGTGCGGTTGTAGGTGTCTGGAAACCAGTTCACCTTTTGGGGGTAGATGATGTCATCAAAGAGTTCAACTTCTTTGGTGCAGGCGGTGCGGTAGTGCGTGAGGTAAATCATTTGCACACCTCGACGACTTCTTCCATAGAGGCTGGCTCTTTGGTTTTGTGAGCCATCACAAGGTCATGGAGTTCCTGAACGGATTTGGGCGTCCAATCTTTGCTGATTGCATCATCAATGCCATAAAGTTCGTCAAAGTACATCAGCATGACCAACCCATCTAGGCTGTCCAAACCAATGTCTTGGAACTCGTCTTCCATCGCCTCAGCAATAGATTGCTTGGCGTGGGCAGGTCTTGCTATCTTTGCCACATAGTTAAAAATTTCAATGAAGTTCATGTTGCCGTTTCCTGTGTTGATTTGTTGACGGCTCCGACAAGTGCTTGCGCCCAGTCGTACCAGTTCTCGTAGATGTAGGGGCCGGGTATCCCCTCGTTCACAAAAATGTCGATGGCTTTTAACCCCGACGCCCAGTTCTTCCACTCCTCTTCGGGAGTGTTTATGGATAGCTGTTGCGCCGCATACGCCTCGCACATCAAACTCGACCAAGAGTTCCATGTGTGATACCGAGGGTCGTATACGAGCGGAAGCGCCATATTAGCTTCCGTATGGTCTGGAATCGCCCAAAGTAACTGTGAGCAAAACTTTACCCATTTCGTAATTTCCACCTTGCACGTTACTACTAAAACGCAAACGTATCTCACGCCTTTGTTGGCGCATATCAATCTTGCCAGTGCTTGGCGAAAACACATAAGGCTCTGACGTTACATCAGTAGACTGAGCGTAAGGACGACCAGTAACTTGGAAAGTCATCTCTTCTTGCTGAACAAAGTCAGGCTCTACCCGCTCTAGGTTTACCCAAAAGTTGTCGCCAACAGGTGCGGTCTGGGCAGGGCCACCCGCCACAAAACCCAAGTCACTTGTTTGGAAGTAACTTTCAATGGCGTTAGCTTCATCAGCAATCACTTCATCAGTTCCAATTTCGTGTTGCCACAAAATTACTTGACCAGCCACAGTATTAAAGTTTGCGGTCTCAACCGCTGTTGCCGTTGCGTTTGCAGACAAAGTCAAACTCAAACCAGAAAACGACATGGCTCCTGATACAGCGCCACTGTTAACTACGGACAACGTGATGGTTGTTCCAACAATGGTGGTTACCACCGCGCCCGTGCCAATGCCCGTGCCAGTCACGGATTGATTCAGCACAATACCAGTTGCGCTACTGACCACAATAGTGCTTGCGCCAGCAGAACCCGTTGCCGTTGGCGACGCTGAATTAGGCGTAATTAAATTGACCAGCGCACCAGACGGGACGCTTGTAGAAACAACTTGCTGTCCCACGGCAACCAAGTTGTTTGGCGCAATCGTAATCACAGCGTTTGCGTTGGTTGTTGAAATAGATGCCGTGAAAATTACTTCCTCTTCACTCAATGTTGCACCCGCATTGATGGGGTAATGGAACACTTGAGAGAAGTAACCAGCAGTGCGACGAGCGCCTAAAGCCTCGCCTGCGTCATACCAACAGTCTTCTCGCACGTTATAGATGATGCAGTCGTTGCACTCTTCTGAATCGCCAGAAGGAAAGAACCACCAGATTTCTCCAAAGCGAGGAACCTTGTTGACAAAAACCTTTTGCTGTTGCGCGTAGTTCAAGTTGTCAAAAAAGTAGTTTTGATTGAACGTGTTTTTGATTTCCTTGACCACGCCGTTGTACATCAGGAAGCGGTCAACGCCAATCCAATAATAGATGCCGTCATACTCAATGACGCATTGGCTAGAAAGAATGGAGGACTGGCTAGAGATGATGTCATAGCGCCAGTAGAAGGTTTGGGGGCTTCCAGCGACCGTTACGGTGGTTGGTGTGTAGGACACACGAATCAGTGAATCAAGCGCCCAGAACAGTCCTGAAGGGGCGTTAGAGCCACCTCGCACTGGCAACCCCTTGACAATCTTTGTGGAGGCTACGTTGACCTCGTTAGCGTCAGCGCCGTTCCAATCAAATGGGTTTCCAGCAACGCAATTCTTGATTAAACCGTTATCTCCATACACAAAGACGTAGGGGTGCAAAACGCATACGCCACCAGCAACTTCAATTACATCACCTGTTGGAGTTGAACCAGAAGTGTCTGTGAGCGGGGAAAGAGTAGTGCCATTGATGTTGCCAGCCAAAACAGGGGTGTTAACGGTTTGGTCAATTTGCGCCAAGTTCTGACCGGGGTGCGCCAACAGCAACTGATTGCCCGAACCTTGAGCGTCAAACGTAGAGTCAAACTGCCACAGGTTCAAGTTGCTCTCGGTAAACCCATCATTGATGGTTGCCACCTTGATTGAGAATCCACTGCCAGTTCCACCGATGCTTGCCGCTGTCGCGCTCAAGGTATTGCCAACCACATACCTGTTGCCGGGGGTTGTTACCGTCACCGTGGTTACTGAACCGCCAGACACAACAATAGTGGCTTTTGCGCCAGAGCCAGAACCGCCAGTCAGGGTGACATTCGTGTAAGTGCCGTTGGTGTATAGAGTTCCACCAACAAGTGTATTGAGCGTCAGAATCAAACCTGTAAAGGTAAATTGATTGACACCTGCACCAATGCCAAGATTGTTGATGTTGACAACCTCAAGACCGTTGTTGTACCCATTAAAAACCGAGTTAATTCCATCTACTGAGTTGACGTAAATGCCACGAGAGTATCCGTTTGCATTGCTAACAATTGCGCGGTAACCACCGACTTTTCGTGGACGACCACGCTGGAACCGAACCCAACGAGCGTCCGTGTAAAAGTTCATGTCAAAGATAGTGCCGTCGCGCTGTACGCCGGGCAACGTGTCGATGGTAAAAACTTTCTTTGCCATCAGTACGTCCCGCCAGAAATACCACCTGTAAAGTTACCCGTACCAACAACCGCCAAACCAGTGGCAGAAACCGTTGCACGCAACACGCCAAGGACTGCAATGTTGAACTCACCAGAAGCGGCGCGGTACACACCCGTCGTGGTCTCTGATGAAAAATTCAAAGACGGAGCGCCAACAGAGCCGTTGCTCAAACTGATATTTGAAGAGCCAGCCAAAATAGTGTTAGCGTTATACAGGTTTACAGAATCACAAACCAATGTGGCTTGACTGCCTGCGGTCAAAATAGCAGTAGCGCCAGAACCTGTGGTGATTGTGACGGTGTATGCACCAGAAGTTTCGTTGAGGATGTAGTAAACCTGAACCGTTGCAGGCACAACAATTGTGACGTTGGCTGACAAAACTCCCGTATATTTTTGAATTACGTTGGATGCTTCAGAAGCCGTAAGGGTGTACGAGCCAGACGCCACAACCTTGCTCAGTTGGGTAAATGCAAACTGGGTGTTACGACCCAAACCCACCGTGTAAAAAGTTGAACCACTGCAAACAATAATGCAAGAGTCAGCAGGTTGAAGAACAATAGACGTAGAGCCGTTGATGGTGTTGCCACCACTGCCAGCCACCGTCAAAGCGCCTGTGCCGTTGTTGCGCACGAACATGAACCAATTGTCGCCAAGCGTAGACGCAAGGGTCAAAGTCAATGTTCCCGCTCCGCCAGTCCATACATAGGTACTTGAGCGGTCTGTTGTCAGCGCGGTGTAGCTGGAGGAGAACGTCGTAACAGGTTGGCTTTGGTTCAGCGTCTGACCGATTGCCAGCAAACCATACCCAGCAAGGGTAGCGGCGTCAGCGCCAGAAGAGCCAATACCAAAGGCAATGATGCCCCATGTTCCCGCCGTGGTAGCGTTGGCAGTAATGTAAATGTACTGGGCTTCGCCTGCGGCGACCGTGACAATCGTGTTTGCGCCAGTGTAGTCTTTGACGGTAACTGCAACAGCACCGACGTTACGAATCAAAGCGTCTTGACCAACAGAGCCTTGATTGGCTGGGGGCATCCACAACTCGTTTGCCGTGGAGAGCGTTGACACCTCCATGATACGAGCGGCGGCGTCATCAGCAGTCGTGCCGTTGATAGGCCAAGTTAACTGCAAGTCAGCAGTTAAGATGATGCGGTTGTATGAGACATCCGTTGGTTGAATGACGTTGCCTGTAAAGGGGCTGTTAAAACTCATAATTAGGTATCCAATACAGTTGCTTGGCGGTCACCAATACGCTGTACATCCTCAGCTTTTAAGGTCTGAATGATGAGGTCGTAGTTCTGTTGCCACATACCCATCCGCTCGTCGTTCTTGACATACGGCATAGCCTGCAACAAAGACCCATACAGCAACGCTTGCGGAGCGTAGGTGGTAAACCAATTGCTTTGGTTAGAAGAATCAAGCGGTTGAAGTCGCTCGTAGTACAAAACCTCAAACTCATACGCCAAATTAGGCGATGGAGCGACCAGCCAGTGGGTGTAGTCGTAATCTCCGTAATAAACGGGTGCGCCAGTGACGGTTGCGTTTGGGTTGTACTCGCGCAGGTACTCGTACTTGCGAAGTAATACAGGCTGTTTTTCACCAGCCACGGTGACGTTCATTGACACCGTCTTATGCCAGCGTGCAGGCTTGTCGATGATAGGCTGACCTATCGTCATGTTTGAAGTCTGAACAGTCAGGTTGCCAAGAAACTTAATTTGGCTGGCAATGATTTGCTCTGCCAGCATAATGAACAACGGAATCTTGGCAAGCGTATCCGCATCAGTACGGTCGAGGTAAGACTGAATGTTTTCGACCAAAGAGTCGTAAGTCATTACCGATGCGGTTGCCATATTTACCCCACGTTTCGTTCAAAATGTGGACAATCCACCAGTGATTTAAAATTTCCACCCCAGCGGTTTTTAGGGTGCAAAGTTTCCCAATATGCGCCCAAAGGTGCAAGGATGCCCTTGTCCCAGATTATCTGCCCATCCTTGAAGAAATTCAAGTCAATGGCACACCGTTTCAGGTGAATCGAATTCATGGTCTTGGAGCGTCCAGCCTTGACGTGCAAAGCCTGTTGTTCAGGGGTACGAGCAAGTTCTCCGCCAGTGACCATAAAACCCTGTTCTGTGGCGTATTTGATAAGGGCGCAGGCATCCAGTAGGAACGCGGCTTGTTCTTGGCTCAGGCTCATTCTTTGTCCTTTCTGCGCATCTCCATGACCTTCTCAACGGTGCGACCGCCAAAGTAAGCGGTCATCACCAACATACCCCACTGACCTAGCAGGTTGACGTAGGACTCACTTATCTTGTACCCATAGCCGTCAAGCAGGGCAAAAATTAAATATGCCGTCAAAAGGTACACCAGAGTGCCGGGGCGCACATTCTTCGACAGCCACGAGTCAGACGACATATCAGCCTGCCAACGCTTGGACACATTGTCTTCTTGATTTGCCTGCGCTTTAAGCAGTGCCGTCAACTCTTCTTGCTCAATACGAGCCTTTTCAATACCCAACTCAAGCAAACGCTCTTCGTGGTCGTATTGCAGTTGGCGAAGTTTTTCTACTTCGACTGGCGTTGGGTCGTCAGAAATCTTGACGCCAAGTGTCTTTTCAACAACTTCTTTGCCCTTGGCTTGGATTGCAGAAGACAAAAGGCCCAGACCGTTCTGAGCCAATGTACCAAGGAGGGATGCAACTATTGGAAGCATTATTTTCTCTCCAGTTTAGTTTCAATCACCGCAATCTTTTGGCGGTTGTACTGAATGTCGTCACGATTTTTTTGAATCTCGGCTGACAAGTCTTGGCGTAGACGCTCACGAGCCAGTTCAGCGCCCGTGTTGGTTGCCTGCTTGTTGTCGCTGGTGACCACCAAACTAATCTTGCTGTTGAGGATTGTGACCTCGTGACTCAAGTTGGAGAGCGCTGACATGAGGTACACCACGCAGGTAAACAACAGTGGCAACACAGCAAAGGTGAGTTTTTCAATTAACGCGCCTTTTGCGGATTCTTTGGATTCTTCAGCCATTTACAACCCCAAAACTTTTTTGATGAGTTCCCCAGCGACGCCGGGGCCAAACAGCACGCAAACAATTACCCCGTACAAGAGGTACTCAATCTTGGTCATGCGCTTTGAGCCATCATCAAATCGACTCTGAATGCTCTCATAACGCTGGGCGCAGATTGCCTCGTGGACACTTAATCGCTTGTCAGTCTCTGAGGCAAGTTCGTGAACGTCTGCCATATCATTCCTCTTTTGGCTCTTCTTTTGGCTTTGCCGCCTCTTGAATAGCTTGAATAAGTTGGAACACCTCTTGATATGGGCGTGTTCCAAGATAACCAAGGACTTGATTTACAGTTTCAATTGGTAGTTTCAGTTCCATTTGATGCCTCATTTTGCTGTTGAAATTATTGCAGTTGATGTGTCTCTGTCAATTGTCATGTAACCGTTACAAGTAATGTTGTAATCATTTTCGTTCACATCTTTTTCGCTTTTGACTGGCACAGTGATGTCCAAATTTTTAAACAAAAATTCTTTGTCATTTTCAAAGACACGCCACACATGGTCAACCGTTCCACGACCTTCCATGCCCCTGCTTTTGTTAAACCTGATTTTGTATGTGTTCATATCACCTCGGCAGGTGGTGGAGTTGGCAAAGCCCTCTCTACGCCAATTGTGAAGTGAATGAAAGTAAATGGCTTGTCAGACCTGTTTCTTGTAAACGTGTGCGGAACCCAAGCGTTAGTCATAATCAGAAGGCCCGGCTTGGGCTGGAAGTTCACCATTGTGGTTCCAAGCGTTACCTGACTAATTTCTTTCTGTGGCAGGTTAATCTGCTTCTTGGCTTGGTTTGGGTCTGAAAAAACAATCCTCGCCTCTTCGTCAGGACAATCAAGGAAATAAAACCCAACCAACTGCGCACCTGCACCGTGAATATGCTCATCCATGCCTGAATGTTTTTGATGTTCTTGCGCCCAAAACTCCATGAGATTTGTAGTCTTGTCGCTCATGTCGTAGCCTTGGCTGTCCAAGATGTTCCAACCAGACTGGGCTATGTGTTTAATTAAACCTTCCAAGCGACCATCAAACATACTTCCTGTTTGTATGAGCAATCCGTCTAAAGTTTTTACAGAGTTCTTTAGGTAGTCCGCAACAACAGTCTTGGCTTCATCCAAAAACTGAGGCTCCTCGGCAGTGTAAACCACCGAAGCAAAATAATAACTAGCACCAAAGTTGGACGACATTTAATCGGTAACTCGCTCAACCCAAGACAAGGTTGCCTCACTCCAATCGTACTGCTTGCCATCTTCAGGTTTAGCAGTTGGGGCTTCCCAAGCCTTGGTGTTGACATCAATAGTCCAAGACGGGAACGGTTGCTCATTAATAAAAATGTTGTGCTGTTCATTATACATCATGCCCACACCAGCAAAACAAGAGCGAATAGAGCCGTTGTATGAAGTCTGTACCCAACGACCACCAAACAAGCGTTCGCAAAATGCCGCGCCAATGTATTCTTTTTCAACACCGTGAGCATCCGCAGTGTCTTCATTCTTGATGACTACAACGCGCAATACCTTGTTGTTGCTGTCCAATTCTGCAAAATGTGCCATTTCTTTCTCCTAATTACCAAACCCAAGACACATAAGAGTGACGAACACCGCTCTTCACGGGTTCTACTTTATGTGGATACAAAAAGTTAGAGGGAAACACCGCCACATGACCGGGCGGAATCTTTATTTCAGTGTCTTGCCATAGAATAAGTTCTCCACCTTCGTAGCCGTCATTCAAAGCACCAAGAATTGTTAATATGGGTATGCCTTTGCGTTCGCCATCAAATATGGTATGTATGTGGTCACAATGAATTTTCATCTGTGTATTGACATCGTATTTGTTAAAACGAATTGCCGTATAACCACTCCATGAGTTAAACCATTCTTGACATTCCATTTCATTTAAATACTGTTTAATTACACCCCATAGACGTTCAGTCATTTCACGTTTTTTTGGAGCCTCATAATGCGATACTGATAATTCATTGTCATACGAAATAAATTCATTTGTACCAGCAATGTTAAATTGATGCTCGCGCCAATCTGCCTGCCCTAAAGATAAAACGACTTCAGAGCAAAATTCAGGTTCAAACACTTTATAAATTTTTACATACGATGTAAGGTCTTTGTTCATAAGTGCAACCCAGTCAAAGTATTGTCGTTACCGATATAGCCTACTGGAAATGTATTGAATGAAAGGCTTACACGAGTTTTATCAGACACAACATTTTGAACCATGTGAGTTAACGACGATGGAAAAATTAACACATCACCAGTTCCAACTGGAAGCCACCAAGATGGCGAGTTGTAATGACCAAAGTCTTCAGTCTCTATTGAAATTTGTTTATATTTTTCATTGAAAAAAAATATTTTGTCTAATTCTTTATTTGCTTGCGGATAAAAACATCCAGATATTAAAGAGTTTGGGTGTTCGTGTTTATGGTGAAATTGCCCCGGCTCAGAATAATTCATCCATGTTTGAGTAAAACGCAACTTCACATCAAATTTTGGGCGAAAAATTTCTTGAAAGTATTTGTCAACACACTCTTGAATAAAAACACGGATGTCAGCCATTTTTTCGTGTTCAAGAATGTTTCTATTTTCGCTTGTTGTATTTCCAGTGTTGCTCTTTTGTGGTTGATTCAACATGAAGTCCATCTCGTCAGTAGTAATGTCGCGTCCAAGACTGAATGAACCAATAGCGGTTGGGAATAAGTTTATGACCTGCATCATCCAACTGCCTTTTTAAGAACTGCTTGCTGTTTGGTCATTGCCTCAATCTGCTCTTCAGTCCAAATGGTTTTTATACCATCTTCAAAAGCCTTAATTTTTTCCAATGTTTCAAGGACTTCCTCCCATGTAGGGCATGGGCGAGGGTCTTCCCACCGAGTGAATTTAGTGTTTGTAATTTCCCATTTTGCGCTAGGGCGCAACAAATGCATTGCTGTGTCCACACCATACATTTGATAAAAGTCTTTTGTCATTGTTAACCCACCACTTTAAGAATAACCAAGCCAGCGCCTCCGTTACCACCCCTAGAAAAGGGATGACAAGCAGGAGGATTCCCAGTTCCACCACCACCGCCTCCACCACCTAAATAAGCAGTCCCGTTTCCGCCATTATTGGCAGGTGCTGTACCGCTACTACCGCCAGTGCCACCACCGCCAACACCGCCGGGAACTGGGGTAGGAGAGGGGGAAGTAGAGCCTCCACTACCACCACCTGCATAAGTTACTGATGTGCCAGTGATTGAAGAAGCCAGTCCCGTGCCGCCAATACCACCAATGTTGCCAGAAGGAGCAGATGCAACAGCACTACCGCCACCACCACCACCCCCTCCTGCTCCTGCACTATTTGAGCCAGCAAAACCCTGCGCAGGAGATTGCGATGGAGTGTTGCCAGCACCAGCGGCGGCCAATGGGCTAGTTGGAAAACCACCAACACCACCCAAACCGCCACCACCAGAACCACCTGCACCACCAGCATAAGCGCCCGGAGAAGTGCTAGGGTTTTGACCGCCACCTCTACCACCACCTGCAGATTCGTAAATAACTGGTGAAGTGCCAAAACTACTTACTGAACCCGCAGTACCTATTACGTTAGCAGGATTTGGGGTGCGAGTATTACCTACGCCTCCAGCGCCCACAATGATTGGATAAGTTACGCCAGCGGTAACTGGAAAACTAGAGCCAATGCGAATACCACCAGCACCACCTCCACCACCAGCATATCCAAGTGGAGCAATACTGCCACCAAAACCACCGCCACCGCCACCCGCCACTACAAGATAATCGACAGAAGTTACACCAGCAGGACAAATCCAGTTAGTAGAAGCCTCAAATCTAAAATTATTTTGTGTTGTGGGCAATTGATATGTGATGATAACAACGCCAGAACCACCATTTGCGCCGGGATTAGCAGGGTTTGGAGTAACATTTGAGCCACCACCACCGCCTCCTCCGGTGCTCGCACCACCATTGTTTCCAGTCGAATATGTAGATGAGCCGCCACCGCCCAAGCCACCGGGGGTTGAGTTGACTGGGCCGGGGGAAGAGCCAGCCCAACCGCCAGAGCCACCACCAGCATAATAAGTAGAGGTTCCAGTAATACTTGAGGCGATACCATCCCCACCTTTACCGCCAGCCTGAGTAAATGGAGCGGCTACAGGGTAAGGCGCAGTACCTCCAGCAACCGTAGCACCGCCTCCGCCTCCACCACCATAGTTTGCTGGATTTCCATTTCCTCCATTTGTGCCTTGACCCGGTGTTCCAGTTCCATTTGGTGTTCCCCCACAACTAGCGCAAGAGCCACCACCGCCACCCGAGCCACCATTTAAACCTCCACCGGGAGCGGTTGGGGCTGGGGCTGGATTAGTCGTAAATCCCCCACCTCCACCACCAATAGCAGTAACTGAATTTGGCGCATTACCCCATACGCTATTTCCACCCGAAGTTCTGACAGTAGCGCCTCCCGCACCAACGGTAACCGTATAGGAAACACCAGCAGTAACAGGAAATCCCGTACCAGCAACATAACCTCCCGCGCCACCTCCGCCACCTTTAAAAGCCCCACCAGACCCACCGCCAGCCACAATAAAGTAGTCAACAGAGGTTACACCTGTAGGGCAAGTCCAAACGCCAGAACCAGTGAATTGCATCACGACTCTATAAAAGTTGATGGGCCACTTTCCAGCCGAAATGTATTGTTGCGCTTGAGACAGCGTGAAAATACCGCTAGTGCCTGCGCTACTGATTGTTAAAGGCAAACCGCTAATCAGCCCGCCGGGGTTTCTTTGGCTCATTACGACATTACCTCCCAAGAAGTATTCACATAAATTTCGTTTGCTGTACCAGCCGTAGCGCCCAATGATTGGTTTTCATTGAGATAAATTGCATTGGTCTTGTCAATCACAATAACTGAAGAGTTGGCAGGAACAGACAAAGTAGAAACAATCGGATATGCCGTGCCACCCAAAGCGGCGGCGCTGTAGGTATTGATTGTCACGTTGTAAGCCGTTGTTGTGTCTGAATTAGACACAACCAAACTTTCAATCTTCAACACCGTACCACTTGACGCCGCATTGCTTGCAAGACTCGTTGCGGAAGTTGATGTGAGATACACCTGCGAGTTTGCAGGCGTGATTGTTGTTACGTTTGCTAAATTAGGGATTGCCATGATTGCTCCTTATTATCCAAAAATCATTGAAAGTACGATTGCCTGACCTTTAGACACACCAGCAGTTACCGTAGCCCACGATGTGTTTGTACCATTAGTGGTTAAGTATTTTCCACTATTACTGGTTTGAGATGGGGCTAAAGCATTGAAAGCCGCGTTTGCGGACGTCTGCCCTGTGCCACCATTTGCCAGCGCCAAAGTTCCTGCCAAAGTAATTGCGCCACTAGTTGCTGTGTTTGGCGTCAGACCAGTTGTACCTGCGCTAAAAGTTGTAACTCCGCCTGCTGGAGCCGCCGCCCAAGTTGCTGTTGTACCGTTTGAAGTAAGAATATATCCGTTTGTGCCAATCGCAAGTCGTGTTGCACTATTTGTGCCATTACCAATAATTAAATCACCTGTTGTGGTGATTGGCGACAAAGCATTAAACGCCGCAGACGCTGTCGTTTGACCAGTTCCGCCGTTGGTAATTGCGAGCGTTCCTGCCAGCGTAATCGTGCCAGAGGAAGTGATTGGGCCGCCCGAAGTGGTCAAACCAGTCGTGCCACCAGAAACTGCAACGCTAGAAACCGTGGCTCCCGTTGAATTGCTTGAAGCCAACAAAGTAACCGTGCCAGCACTGTTCTTTGCATACAACTTCATGTCGGCAATGTTCAGCCCCAACTCACCGTTAGCAAGATTGCCAGAAGTTGGGATGGCAGAAGCCGTTGTGCTGTAGTACAGCGAAATGGGTGTAAAGCCTGCTTGAGCCATTAGAAGGTTCCTCCTGAGATACCAGAATATGTTGTGGCAGTCACTGTTGTGAAGTTGCCTGTTGATATAGTAGTTGCTCCAATTGATGTACCGTCAATTGTCCCACCAGTAATGGCTACAGAGTTGGCATTTTGTGTTGCCATTGTTCCTAAACCAGTGATTGCTGTGCTAGGAATTGTGGTAGATGCCGTAAATGCGCTTGTGCCGTTACCGATTAAGTAACCACTTAAGGTTGTGGCTCCAGAACCGCCATTTGCCACAGGAAGGGCTGTACCAGACAAACTGACAGCCAAAGTCCCGCTTGTAGTGATTGGGGAGCCAGTCACCGTCAAGAACGCAGGAACAGTCATTGCCACAGAAGAAACCGTGCCACCAGCCGCAGGTGTTGCAGAAATCGTGATGCCACCAGCCGTATTGCTAATACTGACGTTGGTTCCTGCGGTCAGGGTAGCCAACGAATAGCCAGTTCCGTTACCAATAGCCAATTGACCATTGGTTGGGGTAGCTGTAAGCCCAGTACCGCCGTAAGCCACGCCAATTGCCGTGCCGTTCCATGTCCCTGCCGCAAGAGTTCCAACACCTGTAATACCAGTGTAAGAACCGCTTAAGCGACCCGTGCCAAGCGTTCCAGAGGTAATATTGGAGGCGTTGGTAGTGTCAGTAGTCGCAGAAGCCGCCAAGCCTGATACAGCGCCTGCGGCTATGGCAATAGAGGTATTGGTGACCGAAGTCAGTTGTCCTTGGGCGTTTACAGCCAAAACAGGCACTTGCGACGCAGAGCCATAGGTTGCCGCAGACACGCCAGTGTTGGCAATGTTGAACGTATAGGCTGGCGACTCATTTAAGCCAGTGCCAGCGGTATAGGTTAAAGGTGCGCCAAACTGAGCAAATACGATTGCAGTTACGCCAACAACAATAGGTTGCGGTGTTTGCTGTACCCAAGACGTATTTGCGTTGGTAGTTCCTGCGGTAATAAGGAAAAAGTCACCAGCGTCAATTTGGTCTACGCCTGTGCCTGAAGTGTCAAAGTCAGTAGCGCGAGTCAAGATGTAAGGCGCACCAGCAGAGCCAGTCTGTGAAACTGTGTACACGCCGTTATGTGCTTGATTTACCTGATTTTTTACCAAAATTCGATTGGTAACAGCAACAGCTAAACCATCAACACTTAGCGCACCATTTGCGGTTGCAGTCAGTGTTGCTCCAACGCCAGAGGAGCCGTTGTTGTAAGTATTCGCAGGAAGGGCGGCAGTTGTCGCTAAACGACAAGATTGGTGAAAGTTAATACCTGACGCAATTGCATCAGCGTATTCTTTGTTGACAATATCTGTGTTATTTGTTGGCGCGGTAGAAATCGTTCCCGTGGTCATTGTCACGGAAGTAAACGTACCAGCCGCCGCAGTCGTTGCGCCAATTGTTGTGCTGTTGACTGTGCTACCAGTAATGGTCGCGCCTGCAATAGTTCCGCCTGTAATAGCCACAGCGGTTGCATTTTGCGTGGACATCGTACCCAAACCAGATATATCTGTATTTGGAATGGTTGCGCTTGCGGTCATGGCAGTTGTGCCAGTACCCTTGACATAACCAGTCAGAGAGGTTGCTCCAGTGCCGCCAGTGGAAACATTTAGTACTCCGCCAAGGACAACAGTTCCAGACTGCGGAGAAGATGGTGTTAGACCTGTTGCGCCTGCACTAAAAGTAGAAACACCACCAGCCAAAGTGAAGGCGTTCCATGCGCCGTTGGCGTATCCGAAAAACGCATTGACATCACTGTTGTAGCGAATCTGCCCATTAGCGCCAGCGGGTTGTTGCGCGTTAGAGCCAACGGGTACGGTGATAGCGCCTGTGCCGGGGAACACCGCATTATCAGCAATTGCAATCGTTGGGTTGCCTGCTTGACCATCCCCATTCGTCAAAGTGATTTGACTTCCTGTACCAGTAATGGTTCGTGGGTTAATGCTAGAGCCACCAACAATAGCCAACATTCCTGAGCCAGACAGATTTGCCAAAGTAGCAGGCAGACCGCTCAAAGCCAGCGTTGGGTCGCCACCAGTACCGTCAGCATTAGAAACGCTCAAACCAGCCCCAGAGACCGCAATAGAGCGTGAGGCTACCGTAGATGCCGAGTTCTTCACAATAATGCCACCAGCGGCGTTTTGGAGGCTCAGAGCCGTACCGTTGAGGCTCAATTGGAAGAACGAAATTGGGCCACCGTCCGAAATTGAAATGCCAGTGCCAGCGGATACATATCGACTATTGGGCAACGAAGTCTGTTGCGTAGCCGTTAAAAATGTCTGCGTCTGAGTTGGCTGAATAGCAATTGCGCCAGTCGTAGTCTGAACTGTCACCCCATTTTGGACAACAGGAACCGCCTCAGTGCCTGTTAAAGCACCAGCCGCTGGGAGTTGGAGTATGGTTACTTGTGCGGACATTTATGTACTCGTATTGTCTGGGGGGTTAGGAGCAATCGTATCCTTATTCCCTGTGTTGGTCGGAGTTTGAGTATTTTGTTCAGTCGAAATTTGGAACTCACTTGTTCCGCCAGTCATCAAGAAATTGTCGTTAGCCGCAACACTCACATCAGGGCGTGCAAACCGAAGGTTAATCCTTTCGGTTTTTCGTGCCGCCAAACGATAGGGGTCAAGCGTGTCCCAGCACCCGTCGCCACAGACGCGCAGACCGGGGGAGTTGCCATCAGGTCTCAAATTGACATACGGCTTCTTCATCTTGCACCTATCGCACACCGCGATAGCAAGTGAAGTCAATCCCGTTGTGTCTAAGAAGATTGGCATCCGTTACCTCGTGTACACGGAAATGTTAGGGGCAAAGTAAATTGGCGACTTGTCGCGCTCTTCTTGCTCCGCCTCGTACAAATACTTTTCAGCCATCTTCTCAAGATAACCAACCCTGTCCATAGCAACTTGCGGGAGTTCGAGGCTCATACGGTGAGCCAGCATAAACACCACCGCCTCGTACCAACGCTGAGGAATCTGCAATTCGTCAGTCAAAGCGCCCACATCCATGATTTGGGTGGAATACCACACAGTCATTTGCACAAATGCGTTGCTGGGAGTAGGCCAAAGATAAATCGTAGGGTTTGGAATAGTGCGGTCAAACCAAAACTGAAAAGGCTGGTTTGCTGTGAAATTCTTGTTTGGCAGATTGGTGTAGTCGTCGCGGTTCAGGCGAGACATCATCACCTCAGTGCTGTTATTGCCGATGTACCACTCGCGCAGGGCAAGAGTAGTGCCACCAGAGGCAACGATGCGGTAGAAGGCGACCGATTGACCGGGGTCTATATCCGTCCACACCCATGTGTTGTCCGTGACCGCGACTGCGCCAAGGTTCTGCAACGTAGAGTACGTCACCCCATCAGTCGAGTATTGAAGCGAAATATTCCACGTCGCTGACCCGCCACCAGCAATGTAGGGCAAGAAGCCAATAGAACCCGCATAGATGGGGTTTGTCGTGCCGTAATTGACTGTGAAGTTGCCGTTTGCTGAGGTCTGTTGGGTGTAGGTGTCAATGTTGCCATCGTAGAGGTTTGCAACCACGCCACCAGCAGAGGAAGTGTAAGCACCCACAGGACGATTTAAAGTGCGGTACAGCACGTTAAGCGTGTCTACAGCGCCATCAGGGAGGGTGTATTGATACTTGTTAGGGGTCAGTCCCACAACCTCTTTGCTGATGCACCAATATTGGATGCCACGATTGATAAGGTTGGAGAGCAGGAATCCAAGCGACTGACGAGCGGAAAGAACCTGCTCAGAAGTCAACTCCTCAGCCAGTTTTCCACACCGACGAGCGCCGTGGTCAATCAAGGTTTGCACATTGACCGTTTGTCCGTAGGTATCAGAGTACGCCATTTGTTTTTGTCCTTACCAACCGGGGCAGTCCCACCGCTTCAGCGATGCCTTGGCGCGTGGTGCGTCCCCTTTTGAATGTTCCACAACCCCACTCATGCGTGCGCAAAAAGAATCTTTTCGAGCGCCGCCTTTAGGCTGTGGAGCCTTTAAATTGCTACCAGTCTCACGGTTGTATTTTGCCCGACCCTTAGCTGTTAAGCCAGCGCCTTTTTCAGTGGACAACTTCTCGCCTCGACCAACCGTAAGCGACACGCCGCCATCTTTCAGCTTCTTTTCTGAAAACATCTTATCCACCATCTCAAGCCGTTGAGGTTTGGTTGTCACCTCATTGATAATTTTTATTCGCTCTGGTTTTTTTTTGCCAGCGTCATAAAAACCAGACTTTTTTAAAGACTTGGCTATTGATGCATTGGTTTTTTTCATAGTCAAAACCTGTATTTGGCTGTTTTCTGTGCAATCTTTTTAGGTTGCGCTACGAATTGTTTTCCTGCGGCTTTGCCTGCTCTTTTTGCTTTGGTCGTCGAAGCATACTCAGCAGGGCTAAGGCTCTTGATTGCAGATTCTGGAAGGTATCTTTCACCAGTTTCAGAAGATTTTTTACCACTTTTCGTTCTCCATTTTTGGTCGCCCCAATCTTTTAGAGACTGCTGAGGGGCTTTCATGCAAAATCTTCATCAGGTAAATCAGCATCTTCCAACGCCAATTCTTCAAGAACCTCTTCAGTTCCACAGGTACATGGGCCATCTTCTTGGACAGCGCAATCATCAGTGTGTTTTACGTCTTTAATCACGATAACCTCCTCCAGCGTCTTTGTATCGTTTAGCCACAAGTTGTGCTTTTCTAGCGCTCCATTCCCCAGCGCCAGTACCATGCGTAGCCTCAGATTTAACCTGAGACACAATGCGTTTTCTAAGTTCAGGTTTAGTGTAGTTGCCAGCGGCATTTACATTTCCACCCTCAGCCATTTTCTTTTTATCCGCCTTCACAAACTCTTTGCCAACCTTTTGAGGAATGCCAGTCTTCTTGGCAAAGTCAGGGTTGTGCGCAACCGCCGCCATTAATTTGTGTTGGGCTGGTGATTTGCTTGGCATGATTAACCGCAGAAAATAGTCACTGCCGCACCAGCAGGCAATGTGACGTGAATGT